AAGTATGATGGTGCGTTTACCCCTTCTATTATTCCTTTTCAGTGGAAAAATAAAATATTTTTAAATTCAAGTAAAGATTTCTTTAATGAAGATTTATTTATGGAAGATAAATCTGTAGCATGGAATATGCGTAATGGTTATCAAGTATTAAATTATTATCGAATATGACCTTTTACAAAATCCATAATATCCATACACTTAAACTTTAATTTTGCATTCACGTTAGGATGCGTTTTTATTTCATTTATATTATTATATATTCCTTCCCATTCTGAATGAAATAATAAATAATCCAATAATTCTTTTATAATGATAAAAATACTTTGTAATAATTCTTCTTTATATTCCATCTTAGTTTTATGTTCTATTTCACATTTTAGCGTGTTCATTAGTTCTTTACATAATTCAACCAAATTATCCAAAGAACAAATATTATATTTCATTAAATTACTAAAAAAAAATAGACTAGCCTTTAATTGTTCTATCTTTTTTACATAATCACAATATTTATCGTAATCATCATTTGGGCTAAAATATTCTATTTCACTTAGTAGTTTGCTATGTTTTGAAAAATTTTCTTGAAAAATCTCATAAAAAGTATTGTTTTTTTCAATTAATTCTTTGTATAATAAAGAAAATAATTTAGATAAATGTATATTAGAACTAGCAATTTGAAATATTTTATTCGTAATAATATCTATATCCTTGGTTGTGGTTATGTTTTCAATCATTTCAAACATTTCTACTTTTAACTTATCATAGTTTTTTTCGGTTAATTTATTTAATAATTTACATATGATTCCACAATAATCTTCTTGTTTGTGTATTTTAGTTATTTTGAAAGGTTCGCTTTTGTTATGGATAAATAACTTTTTTTTTATATTCGTAATAATCTCTTTGGTATGTTCAGGAAATTCGTATGGACTATAATCCATAGAAAGCATTATTATTTTATCATAAGAATAATACATTATAATATATAAAACCTATTTTTATATTCGTTCTATATTATCTTAAAAAAAAAAATAACTATATAATGGAATTCAAATTGCCAATACAATATATAGATCATAAATCTGTTTCACCTACTATAATAGATGATATTGATATGAAAAATGCTTACAAAAAAATTTTAGGAGACACCCCTTTAGAATGGTCCTCTTATTATACGTCTAATAAAGAGTTTTTACAAGATAGTCAACTCGTCATTAAAAACTTAGATGTTTCCTGTGTTGATTGTGAATCTATGATGGAGAATTATATGAACTTTCGTTCTGAGACTAATTTTAATGATAAATATCAATACATTAATATTTCAGCACTTGAACCACTCAATCGTTCTGTTTTATTTTTACAAGCACTAAGTTTTTATAATATAACTTCTCCTATTTTTTCATTGATTACTCCTATTTTTATTTTTATTGTTCCTTATTTTATATTAAGATTCAAAAACATTGAAATTAGTACATCTCAATATAGCGATTTATTACAAAATATGATGAAAAATACAAATCTATATAAATTATTTTATACAAATGAATCCATTACATTTCAACAGAGAACTTCTATATTTGCCTCTATTATTTTTTATATTTTTCAAATTTATCAAAACATTATTTCGTGCATTCAGTTTTATAATAATATCCATTCTATTTCAGAATTTATCAGCTCTTATAAAGGTTATTGTATAAATGCGATACACCAAATTGAAAAACTAAATCATTATTTGTCTCCATATAAATCATATGCTTTATTTATAGCACAAAATAATCATCAGAAAAATATTATTCAAAACATTGTAAATAAATTATCACTGATTTTTCCTTATCAGAATACGTTTAGTCGTTTAAGTCAAATTGGGTATATTATGTATGTTTATTATGCGTTGTATTATGATAAAACCTATCATAATGCCTTTTGTTATGCTTATGATTTGAATCACTATATCAACGATATATATTCTTTACAAAAAAAACACATTTCCAAGAAAATAAATACGGCTACGTTCCAAGATACCCATACAAAAATGAAAGGGTCTTATTATTTAGCAAATATAAATGATAAACCTATAAAAAATAATATCACAATGGACAAACAGATTATTGTTACTGGACCAAATGCCTCTGGTAAAACTACTTTGCTGAAATCTATTTTATTGAATACCATTTTGTCTCAGCAAATAGGATTTGGTTGTTATAAACGCGCCAATATTCGTTTATATAATCATTTTCATTCTTATTTGAACATTCCGGATACATCTGGTCGTGATAGTTTATTTCAAGCCGAAGCACGTAGATGTAAAGATATTTTAGAACACGTAGAACAACATTCTAATGAGAGACATTTATGTATTTTTGATGAGTTATATTCTGGTACAAATCCAAACGATGCCATATTATGCGCAAAAATATATCTAAAAGGATTAAAGAGTTATCCATGTGTTGATTTTATTTTAACCACCCATTATATTCAACTTTGCGAAGAATTAGACAAGTGTGTCTCTAATTACAAAATGAATGTTATAGAACACAAAGATCAAATAGAATATTTATACAAAATAAAAAAAGGTATTTCTTATGTACACGGTGGTAAACAAATATTAAAAGACTTGAATTATCCAGAATATTTATTTTGATTTCGTTTAAAAGGTATATAAAGATTATAACTATTATGTATAATGGGATTATTAGATATTAGTGGTTTCTTTACAGGTCTAATTATAAATTTATTGTTAATCACTTTGGTATGTTATTATTTCAAACGAAAATATGAAAACATCGAATCAGCTCAAATGGAACAAGCGAAGGTATTGTATGAACTGTTACAACAATCTTCAGAGACAAAGAGCGAAAAGTCCGTTGTAAAACAAAACTATTGTGAAACATTAGATGTTGAAGTAGAAAGCGAACACGATATTGACGATGACGATGACGATGACGATGTAAGTTCTTCGGATGAAGAAGAAGAAAAACCACAAGATGAACTTATAGAATCGAACGTAACTGAAGAACTAATGGATGAAACAGATTACAATAAAATGAGTGTAAAATCATTAAGAGATTTATTGACCAATAAGGGAATCAAAACCAATCCAAAAATGAAAAAAAACGACTTGATTCGTTTAGCAAATAGCAAAAAATCACTTGTGATAGATTTAGCCTTTGAAGAAAATTCAATTGAAGTAACCAAACTACCAGAAGAAGAAAAAACAGAAGAAGAAGAATCAACCGAAGAACCACAACCAAACGAAGAGAAATAAATTATAAATATATATTAATGAATAGTAGAACATTTACCGAATATTCGCAAAATTCTTTGAACAATGAAAAAATCAAGAAACAATATGGTATAACAAACAATCAATCTTACCGAGAGTTTTTGGTAAAACATGCCGACCTTATAATGAAAAGAAACTTTCAATCGATAGAACCCTCTATGGAGATTCATAATCCTCCCTATTTATTTTTAGGCATTCATGACGATAGTAAACCAAAAGGATATAGCGAATCCTCTATGAAAGACGTTTATTTGTCTCGAGAAAGGTTGAATGCTATGCACCAGAGGAAATTCATAAATTAATATAAATATATACATATATCTTATATCAATATGATATATGTTAGTATAGATGTTGGAATCAAAAATTTGGCTTACATTATTTATGAGACAAATAATTCAACTATTTTGAAATGGGATGTATTAGAATTATGTAAAGAAAAATCAAATCAGGTAAATTTAATTGATTTAGGAAAAACTATGTGTAACTCGTTTCACGATATTTTTACGCCTTATGAAGTAGAACGAGTCATTATTGAAAATCAAATAGGTCAAAACGCGATACGAATGAAAACACTACAAGGAATGATTACAATGTATTTTATTCAACAAGGAATAAACGATATATATCACTGGAATGCGTGTCACAAATTAAAAGACTATGATATTCCAAAAAAAACTACTTATAGTCAACGTAAAAAATTAAGTATTCAAATTACCGAAAAACTTTTGAAACAAGATTATGTCGAATACCTTGAACATTTTTTATCCCACAAAAAAAAGGATGATTTAGCAGATTGTTTTTTACAATTAAAAGATGCTTTAAAAAAACAATTAGTAATGCGCTAAATATAAAGCAATAACATATAAGTTATTATAATGGAAGAAATTATTGATTTGGATTTAAATCAAGATAATGTTGATTTTGGTTCAGGTGCCGAATTACTTATGAATGATAAACAAAAATCTACCAATAAAGATATATCTTTAGACAAAGAATTGTCTGAATTAAATGAAATAGAAGATGTAAATATAGGTAAAAATACTGTAAAGATGGACACTCAACCAAGTATTCCATTTAAAAAAATAAGTGAAATCAACATCGAAAAAGAAGTTCAAGAAGTAGAACATAAAACAAAAGAAGATTTACTGAAAGAAAAATTTAATTATTTAAGAAAATTGGAACAACTTGAAAGTAAAGGAGTAACGTTATCCAAAAGATATAGTATGGATTCTTCATTAGATGAAATGAAGGGTGAATATGAACATATTATCTTTGAAAAAGAGCGGAGCAATAGTATGAAGTTTCAAGGAAAGGTATTGACTACCCTTATTACTGGATTAGAATTTTTAAATAATAAATTAGACCCATTTGATATTAAATTAGAAGGATGGTCGGAACAAATTAATGAAAATTTAGAAGATTATGATGATATCTTTTCTGAATTACATGAAAAATATAAATCTAAGGCTAAAATGGCACCCGAATTAAAATTATTATTTCAATTAGCAGGGTCTGGTATGATGATTCATATGACCAATACGATGTTTAAATCGGCTATTCCGGGTATGGACGATATCATGCGTCAAAATCCTGATTTGATGAATCAGTTCACCAAGGCTGCAGTAAGTTCTATGGAAGAAAAAAGTCCGGGATTGAGCAACTTTATGAGCGATTTTGGTATGAATCAATCCTCTGATGCTAGAGAAGATATGAAAGGACCTGAAAATATTGATCAACTTCTAAATCAATTAAATAAGAAGGTGGATATAGAACCAAAAAATGATAGCACAATTAGTGTAGAAGATTTAGAAAATCTAAGCAATGCTTCAGCACCATCTACAAACCGCCGAAAACGAAAAAGCGATAAAAATTCAATTCGTTTAGCAGTCTAAATTATGTTCTTTGTATCTTATACAATGGAAGGTAATTATATTCAATTACAACAAAAAATGCAAAATATGAAAATAAACATCAATGAAATCAATCGTATTGTTGAAAAAAAATCTGAAATGATTGCCAGTTTAAAAGAACAACAAAAAGAAATCAACAAAAAAATAACTACGGAAGAACATGGATTAAACGATAATATAAAAAAAAAAGAAGATTTAGAAAAAACTCTTCAAGAGGCAAATAATAGTTATAAACAACTTGAAGAAGCAGTGTCATCCATATTAAATATGATAAATAATAAATGTTAAATAATATATATATATAATTTTGTATGTACATTCCATTAGAATTACAAAATTATATTTTTTCTTTTTTACCTATTTTATCTCCGTCACAAAAAAGATTAAATCATATAGTGAATCATTATAACGTTTATTTTGAAAGAGAATTATGTAAACAATATGATTATCTTACCATTTATAATTGTTGGTTAAATAAAAATCTGGATATCAAAATATTTTTGAAAGATAATAAAATGACTATGTTACAAATACAACAATTATACCATTTTGCATTACCTTTTTTCTATTAATCAAATATAATCTTTTTTATAAATACATACAATAATAAATGTATTGTACTTTGTTTCAAAATGTCCTTTTTTTCATTAGGATTAATCTTTACCATAATAGATATATAAAATAGTTCATAAATAAATATATACAAATAAGAATTGATGGTATCATCCGTTATATGTTTATATTTCAAAAAAGATAAAAGTTCATTGGTAGAGTCTTCATTCAAAAGTTCAAGCGATTTTTTCATAAGTTTGTATTTGTGTTTGTGTATATAACGAATGCTTAGTCGTCTATATATATTTATACTTTTCGGCGTGAATAACGTCGTTGATAGTACTTTTTGGATAAGCATCGTTTATTATATGTTTTCTTTTTATTTAATTTCAATTTTTTACCTCCAATAATGAGACGTTTGGTATGTTTCAATAATTTAAATTTAATTTCCTTACAATCATACAATGTGGTTTTTTTAAAGTTTTTTTTGTCTAACAATAAGTTTACATATATGACGTAATCTGGTTTTTTAGAATAAATTATATTTTTATATTGTTTTTTCAGTTCTTCCTTATTCAATAATGATTCGAACGATTCTTCGTATAATTTATAATTTTTTTCATTTTCATTATACTGATATATTTTTATAGGACTATCTAGCTTAAGCTTGTATTGTGTATTGGATATACTAGAACTATTACGTGGCTTCAAATGAAACAACATATTTTCTTGGAACAACAAACGTGTCAATACATCAAAATCTTTATAATAAGTCAACATATTAGTTTCAAGTTTTTCAGGGACTTCATTTTTTAATCTCTGGTAATTTTGCTGTAAAAAAACCTCGTATTTTTTAAGTTCAGTTGGACTTTTGAAATATTTTATCGCCTCAGTTGGAGTCGTTTTTTTTGTCAAGAAATCTTCAAATGATTCTTCGGTTATATGATATTCTTTGGGTAAAAAAACTTCTTGACCTTCGTCTAATACCTTATCAATATTATTATGTTTCAACAGTTTAACGTCATTTTCATTAAACACTTTTAAAATCCCATTTTTTTGTTTTATTTGTATTATATTTGTGGGTTCACTTTCAATGGAATAACGATGCAAAATTCCTAACAATGAATTATCTATATTTATATAAAAAACAATATTATCTTCCTTTTTTTCTTCAAAAATTAACTCTTTTAGTTTTAATGTAAATTTATATTTTGTTTTACGAATATTTGTTAATTTACCAATACACCTATATTTTTCATTTACTTTATATTTGCTTACAACATCCTTAAACTTTTCGTCATTATTTTCTTCTTGTGTAAAATATGTTTCATCTATTTTTACAGTAGGTAATTCATAATAATAATCTTTATTCAAAGTAGATATATCCTTCTCTAGAAAATCGGTGGAATACAATACAAGTACTTTATAGAATTTAGATTGTAAAGCATAATCTTCACGTATATTTCTATTACGACTATAGTTATATAACGTTTCATAGAAAACTATTTTTCTAGATTTACTTTTTCCTTTCTTTAAAATATCCAATAATCCTTCCAGAGAGTCTTCATTTTTACTATTTATTTCTAAACTAGTAACAAAAGGTAATTTTCTTATTTTATCCAATTTTTTTTGTTCAAATATATCCTTATATGGAACGAGTTTTGTTTTAGTATCTTTTACTTTGAATCTAAATTCCAAATGTTTCTCATCATACAAAGGAATATGATATACCACCTTGATGTATTGAGTACTCATATTTTCCTTTTGTATTTTTCTTAAATTACTTTCTATTATGTTTGTAATATAGTCGTCTTTGCTTATTTTTTCATGTTCATAGTTGATTATTTTTGTTTTATCTATATTATTATTATAGGTTTGGTCCAAAACATCATCTTTATAAGGCATTATGATGTAATGAAATACACCTTCGGTGGTTTCAATATAAGAATTGAACTTTAATTTATTTATTTTGTCGTCAATATGAGAATCTTTCTTATTAATTGTTTGATTTTCTATAAATTCTCCAAAGTCTTTTGATAGTTCATCCAAATAATTCGACATCTTATCATTGGGTAATAAATCATACAAAGACGAAATAGGTTTTATCACGATGGATATTTCACTTTTAATCATACTATATATATCAAATAAAATTTTCTTTGTAAAGACTATGTTCAACGAGTGAATCTTTACTCTTTTTTTGCGCATGAGCTTTTTTTAAAATACGAATAGAATCGTTGATATCTTTTTGGGTAATATTTCCTGAAAAGTCTTCCACTTTACAATTAGAAGGTATGATACAATATTTACTTTGGTCATTCAATAAATAATCCGCCATAATTAAAAACATTATGGTTAATGCAATAGATATAATGATGTCTCGTGTACCCATCCATATGATGGCAAATATAAGCAACTGTTTACCAAAAATATATTTCACATAATATTCTTGTGATTTGCTTAATTCTAATGTAGCATATCTAGAACATATATTCATAATCAGAATGATTACTCCCGCAAAAATTTTATTATTGTTTAGCGAATCATAATAATCCATAAAAGAAAGTTTTTTTTTACCCATTTTATATTTAAGTATAAAAAAAATATATTACCTTTAATTAAGTATGGCTTTTGCTTTTAATGCGGCATTAATAAAATCAGAAGAAGAGGAACCTTTGAATTATGAAAAACCTAAAGTAAATAAGGATAATTTGTCTAAATTATTAAAACCATCTATGGGAAAAACAAAAGAAGAACCAAGTACAATACAAAATATACACGAAAATTTAAAAGAAGACAATGAAGAAGAACTCGCACAATTTTATCATAAGGAAGAAGCACCTATATTCAAAACAGACTATGAACCTATTGAAGAAAAAGTAGTTCCAAGCCCTTTATTAATGAAAGTAAATCATATATTAGAAATATTAGAACAACAAAAAGAAATCAAAACGAACCAAAAAAACGAAGAAATTGTATTATATTGCTTTTTAGGTTTATTTCTGATATATATCATTGATTCATTTGTTAGTATTGGTAAATATAGTCGTTAAGTTGATTTAGAAAAAACAGCCATATGTTTATCTTGTTTTATAAACTTAAATCCTCTTAATCCTGCCTCGTAAATGAGGTTGTCTAATTGTATGCTTTGATAATTCCAAATATTCTTTCGTTTTATGGTCCCGTGTTTGTCATATATATGTTCGCTTATTATACTATATCCGGGTTTATCATCTACCTCTAAGGAAAATGTATAATTATGTTGAAACTTATAAGAAGGGTTATGTTGAACTATTTGGGATATGTTGGATGGTTTCAATATACTTATAAATAAATATCCTTTGTGTATCAACCAATTATAACATATACTTAAAAAATGTCCTATATCTAACTGCAAATGAACGCAATAAAGAGAACATATAATGTGTGTTTTGTGTTTGTATTTGTATGGGTCATAATATAAGGTTTGAAAGGATAAATTTGGATAGATTTTTTTTGATTGTTCTATCATAAACGACGAACTATCTAATCCAGTTATATTACCGAAGTTAGAAAGTAATTGGACACTATGTCCAGTACGACATTCGAGACATAATATATCGCTATGTTCATTTAAGTAAGGTACAATCGTTTCGCATTCTTTTTTATGAAGATCAATTGTATCGTATAAATCATCGTATACTTTACAATAAAATGGATCAACCATATCTTTATCCATTCTAACATAAGATTTTTCTTCTAATAAGGTAAACCCTTCATAACGAGATATTATAAAAAATACATACAATAATATGAGTATAATTAGTAATTGTATCATTTGTTATATATTTTTATTTTTTTTTTATTACATTTATAAGAATGGATAAATGTAATATTGTAGATAATAGAAAAACATTTACAAGATTATCTTTTTCCAATCATAAAAAGAATAAGGTCATTGAAGAACTAATATCGTGTTTATATTATAAAAAAAGAGACGAAGCTTTACATTGGACTGCTGAGATGATATGCAGTTTATATATATTTGATTTATGGAAAATATATATAGTATTTTACTGTAAATATATACATGTTCATAATGTAAAAATTCCTATTTACTTGTCTAAAAAATTAGAAGAATTCAAACATATACATCAAAGTATTAAAAATGATATGGATATGAAAAACAATGATGATATACGTAATCTATTTTTTACCATTACTATTATTTTATGTGAGACAAAAAATGAAAATACTTTATCCAATAAACCACTTGTGTTTAGTTTAGAAGGTATATATGATAATTTAAAAGCGGACCACATAGAACATATCAAACCATTTTTTAAAGAAGGAGACCCTAAAGAATATTATATTCCAATGAATGAATATGTATATCATATAAATATAACAAAAGACGTTACCAGTATTTTTTATTGGATTGATTGGATCATTGAATACGATATTTACTTAAACAAAAAAAAGAAAAGTATATTTATTCAGAACAGGTCTTTAGTAGATTTTAAAGATGACAAAAAAAATAAAAATATAATATGGTTATTATGGGATATTGTAATTCAAAATTCTAAATCGTGTAGTCCATTAATTCAACAGGCTATCATGTCTCTATTTCGTCTTTTTCAAATAAAATATAAAGTCACTAATAATAAATCATTCAAATGTTTGTTGTATGTATCTATTCATTTAATTCTTTCCAAAGAAATAAACACTCAAATAAAATTAATTGAAAATACAAGTTTATTTCAAAATCTATATAACAATACCCAAATTATATTTGAGGATATAAAAAAGAAAGAAGTCTGGATAGAAGAAGTCAAAACCGAAAAACAAAAACTATATGATTCGGTATATAAAATATAATAAATATATTAAATGACGCTTAGTAAAAAATACGAAGAAATGTATGGAAACAATGCGAACTTTTCAAATGAAGTAAATAAAAATGTATTGAATCAACGTAATAATTATACAAATAATGATTTTAATGACTCTACGAATAACTATGTAACAAAAAACAACTCAACCAATAACTATTCCGAAAAATCCTATAGGAATTACCCAACTGAACCTTCTTATGAACTACCAGTATTAGAAACTGAATCTTCTTCATGGATGTTTTATACATTTTTATTGTTTGTTTTAGCTTGTGTCGCGGGTTCTATTATTTATTTCAAAGATAACCTAATTGATTATTATAATAGGTTTATAAAACCAAACCCAAATATAAATAATGAACTAAAACAACTTAATAAAAGTATTAAAAAGGAAAAGGAAATCCGCAAAAAAAAAGAAAAGGAAAAAGAAACCAACAAAAAGAAGGAAACAGGTGGGATTCGTCAATTATCTAATCAAATTAATTATAAAACTAACCAAATCGCAAAAGACGACGGTTATTGTTATATAGGATATGATAAAGATATGAGGTCTTGTGGAGAAATATATGAAGGTCAAGTATGTATGAGTGGTGAAATATTTCCATCTCTAGAAATGTGTATGTTTCCAAGATTAAGAGAATAATTATAATTTATCTACAAATGGAATACTTGTGTCATAAACAATTGGATTACAAGACCCAACCTTTGTGTTACAATTAAGAATGGCATTGGTGTCTCTTAATTGTTTTAATTTAGTTTGACTTATTTTTTTTGGATTATTTAAACCAATATTTTGTTTATATAATTCATTTTTAGTAAGACTATTATCTTTATATTGTAGGGATTCTGCTTTACGACGCATTTTACGTGTTTCATAATCGTATCTAGTAAAATCTGTATTTGCTCCTGTTGTTCTACCAATTCTAGTACGAGCATATGGATCATCATATATTTTCAATCCTTCGCGATTCTTATATTCTCTTAAATTGGATAAAGCCAAATATTCAGGATTCCCTTGTGGAAATTCGTTATTTAGTGAATTACTAATATCTACAAAATTCCAACGAGTAGCTGATATATCATCAATGTAAACTGTCCTAGACAATGTGACTAAGGATATATCTTTCAATAATATGTTTCGAAAAGACATTATATATAATTGTTTTATTTATTCTCATTTTGATTATTCTCGTTTTGATTATCGCGTGGAGTTTCAGGTTCTTCAAATAATTCTTTACGAATTTCTTCTAGTGAAGCATTTACTCCTAATGTTTTTTCTTGTGTATTCATATTTTCAATAGAAATAAGTTCACCCTTTTCATTGATACTTTGGGTTAATTTATTATCAAACTCATTTGCCTTTTTCATATTTTGTTCAATTGCATTTACCTTAGACTCTTTTACTCTAGTTTCAAAATTTAATTTTGCTTTATCTTCATTTTTCTTTTTCTCGTGCATCAAATCGTTTAGCTCTTTTTCTAGGTAATTTACATTACCAGTTTTGTATGCTTCAGGATGATAAGGTAACCATGTTCCAACCGGACCAACGTATACATCATGATTTGGGTCACTTTCTCGCAACATTTTACAACGTAATTCTGCTTCTTCTTGAGTTGGAAAGACACCACGTACCTTCAATCCTCGTACACTTGTTTGAAACGAATGTTCTTTAGAGAATTGCTTTTCTAGAGCGTCTTCATTTTTATCTACAAAATTTTTATAGTCGTCGGAGACATCATTTTTTAGGGTACTTTTGAATGTATCAACAAAGGACTCGTATTCTTGATTGAGCTCTTCGATAGAAATATTATATTTATGAGAAACAAAATTAATGAATTCATTAAACTTGGTCATCGATTTATTTGTATCATATTGAGAGACAAATTCCTCAAAATAAAATAATTCCTTTTTCTTAATCAAGAATTCAGGAGAAACAAAGGATAAACAAACGAATTTTTGTTCTGAGATTTGTCTATCTTCTTCTAATAAATCTACATTATTCATTATGGTTAATTGTTTTTTCTATTTATATATTTTTTTCTGTTTATTAATTATAATGTTAAATGTAAAAGAATTAATCAAACGCGTTATAAAATATCTAGTGGAAGGTTTGATGGTATCTATTGCCGCATATGCCATACCTAAGCAAAGTCTAAAATTAGATGAAATTGTTCTTATCGCCCTTGTTGCTGCAGCAACATTTAGTATTTTAGATACTTATATACCTACTATGGGTGCTAATGCTCGAACCGGGGCTGGATTTGGTATAGGCGCAAATCTAGTAGGGTTCCCAGGTGGTTTATAAAGTAGGTATAAATTCCCAATCTAAATCTATACATATATTTTTCCAGATTTCATCTTGTTCCACCTTTTTTTGTTCTTTTAACATTGGAAAATGTGGTAAATAAGCCATTTCACCCAACAACTCACACAATTTATATAAGGTATAATAATAATTCAAAAAATTTACTCTATCGTTTGGACAATATTTAGAATAAGGAATTTGTATATCCATAAATAAATTACATAATGTATCTTCTAATTTAGGACTCATTACAGGTGGTTTTATACCCAGTCGGTCTTTTATAAAAGGTATATGTTCATAATACTTATTATGTCCTAGCTTCTTTAGGATTTCTTTTGTTTTTTTGTTGGTCAGTTCATATAATTCAATACGCTCTTTTTTTACTTGGCTTTCGATTTGCTTTATGATGTCTTCAGGTATATCGGTAGACTCCTTTGCTTGAAATTGAGACAAAATCTCACGAAAATGGTTGATTCTTTTATAAGCATAAAATGATATTTCTTTAGGAGGGTCTTTGTAAGAAGGTTTATCATTATCCACAAAAAAGGTTTCATTGTTAAAACAATTATTACACAACAAAATACCTTCCATCATTAATTTAATCATTTCACCTTTGTTGCATTTGCTACAAATATTATTATCATACATGAAATCATTTATATTGATATTTACAAAATTATTTTTTTTTATATAATTTTGTATACTTTTATTTAGAGAGTTTGTACTAGTATCTTCATCTTTATTAAAAAATCGTTGAATAAGTTTTTTAGGATTTTTATTTTTTTCGATTTGTTGTTTGCATTCAAAATAATTAAATAAATCAGATGAATTGTTTAAAAAATATTTTTTTTTCTTGTTTCGTAGTTGTTTTAATTTTTGGAGTTCCAAATGATAATTTTCATCATCATCATTATATTTAGACATATTGGACAATAGTTTCTTTTCGGACTGATTTAAATCATTTAGATATTTTGTATATAAATTATCTATGGTAAGTTCTTTATTCATTACTATATCTTAAATAGTTTATTTTATATATTAACAATCTAAATATACATTATGGATAAGAAGACTCTTTTTATTTTGAATGCAAAAAAAAATGGTTGGAAAGTAAAGAGAAAAACGTCAAAAACATATGTATTTATAAAAGAACTGTGTAGCGAACATTATTCGTGTAATTATTTGAATAAGTTCTTATATCAAAATTTAATTAAATAAAAATTCATTTTTTTTTTCTTTTACTATTTTATAGAATGGGTGGAGGACTTATGCAATTAGTAGCTTATGGCGCACAAGATGTATATCTTACAGGTAATCCACAAATTACCTTTTGGAAAGTAACTTACCGTAGACACAGTAATTTTGCTATGGAATCCATTGAACAAACCTTCAATGGTCAAGCTGATTTCGGTCGTCGGGTAAATTGCACTATTTCCCGTAACGGTGATCTTGCTTACCGCACTTATTTACAAGTTACTCTACCAGAAATTAACCAAAATCTAAATAATAGTGGTAGTGTATATGCTCGGTGGTTGGATTTCCCTGGTCACCAATTGATTGAACAAGTAGAAGTAGAAATTGGTGGTCAACGCATAGACAAACACTATGGCGACTGGATGCAAATCTGGTGCCAGTTGACCCTTGACAAAAATCAAGAAGCTGGTTACAAGAAAATGGTTGGTCAAACCACCCAATTGACCTTTATGACCGACCCATCGTTCGCAGATGTAGATGGACCTTGCGATTCCAATGCCCCAAGACAAGTATGTGCTCCTCGCAATGCTCTTCCTGAAACCACCTTGTATGTTCCTCTACAATTCTGGTTCTGCACTAACCCTGGTCTTGCTCTACCTCTTATTGCCCTTCAATACCACGAAGTCAAAATCAACCTCGATTTAAGAGCCATTGATGAATGTCTGTGGGCGGTAAACACTTTGTCGCCAGATTCGTCGTCTGATGTAAAAGTAACCTCGGCTTATTCTCAATCGCTTGTTTCGGCATCGTTGTATGTAGATTACATTTACCTAGACACGGATGAGCGCAGACGTATGGCTCAAAATCCTGCGGAATACCTAATCGAGCAACTACAATTCACTGGTTCGGAATCGGTTGGTTCATCGTCCAATAAAATCCGCCTCAACTTCAATCACCCATGTAAAGAGTTGGTCTGGGTTGTACAACCAGATTGCAATGTAGACTATTGTGCTTCTACTCAAGGTGAGGCTACTCTATTCAAAGCTCTTGGTGCTCAACCATTCAATTACACCGATGCTATTGATGCTCTTCCTAACTCCGTAAAAGCATTTGGTTCAGATTCGGCGGTTGAAGGACCTAACTCGTTCATTGGTGCGTCCGGTCTTTTCCAACAAGCAGAAGCTCCTAATGTTGAAGCTGGTTCCGCAAATTGGTCTATGGGTGCGGATGCTGATGCGGACTGGGCTATGAATGGTGGTTCGGTAGTTGCGTCCGGTGTATCGGATGCCGGTACTTTCGTATTGGCTGAAACTTCGCTCGACATGCACTGCTGGGGTGAGAATCCAGTTGTAACCGCCAAACTACAACTGAATGGCCAAGACCGATTCTCTGAGCGTGAAGGTACTTACTTCGACCAAGTACAACCATTCCAACACCACACTCGCTCGCCTGATACCGGTATTAATCTTTACTCGTTTGCTCTAAGACCTGAAGAGCAACAACCATCCGGCACTTGCAATTTCAGTCGTATTGATAATGCTACTCTACAATTGGTTCTTTCCAATGCCACTGTAGAAGGCACCAATACCGCGAAAGTACGTGTATATGCTAGAAACTACAACGTACTAAGAATTATGTCGGGTATGGGTGGTCTCGCATACAGCAATTAAGTCATTTTAAACTAATTTTTATATAATAGTTCATTGTATTATATAAAATCAACGACTTGTCCCCATCAAACGTACAAAAATATTAATAATATCTAAAAATAAATTCGTAGAAACCAACGGATAATTTGGTGAATGTATACATTGCTTAGCATAACTAAATATCTTGGATGTATCATACGAAATAAACATTGAAAATAATATTATCACGATATACGATATCATATTGTATAAAGGTCTCGTGTATTGTTGGGTAAACAATAAAAACAATTCTGTGATGATAATTACAATAAGAGCAATCAAAAATCCTAAGGATGCTTTATAATATGTTTTGCGTAAAAAATCGGGTATAACGAATACCAATGAAGACATTGCTAAAAATATCATACAAGTCATTATCAATACCCTCTGTAACACAACAGAATATTCAATCGATTTGAAATAAGGATATAATGTAAGTGATATAGACCCTAAAAATACAAGCCATAATATATGATTCATCAAAAAACCATTTTTACTGAACATTGGACGCATCGACAAGAAAATAATAGATACAATAGCTACCAAAAAAGAAAAAAATATATAAGGCATTATTTGTTGAAATACTTTGGATTCTGGTAAAAGGACATTTAATTGGTTCGGTGTATTTAATCCATAATTATACATATGAATGAAGCAACCTACCAAAGAAAAAGACAATCCTAAATATAGGTAAACATTGGTGACAAAATGATCACAATGTGGTTTATTATTTACAAACGCATATTTGTAGACCATTAATATGAAAAAAAACGTTGTAAGCGATATAAACAAAAGATTATTTTGATAATTCATTATAATATAAGAAGGTTTTATTTTGTATTACTATAATCTTGAAAACGTATTATATTATGTTTTTAATTGTTTTATTTTACGAATTAATTTTGAGTCATACACTATACTATCTCCGTAGTAGATTACTTTATTGGTACACTTTGTACATTTATAAGGTACTCCGCTGATATACACAAAGAACTCATTGGGTTTGTAGATAAGACATCCTTCGCATTTATAATCGTCCATGGTTTTTTTATTTTTTCTTTTTTTATTTCAATTTTTATTATCAGATAATTCTTTAAATGCCTTTTCAGGGTCATTGTAATTATTCAGTATATATTTGTTCAATTGTGCTGGGGTGACTAGAACGTTGTACTCAAAGTCTTCAAATAAATGTTGACAAGACCTTTCATAAAAAAAATCAAACATTTCAACTATCATTTCGAGAGAACAATACGACACCTCTAAGTTAATATCAATCCGACCAGGCCGGATAAATGCTTTATCTAATTTTTCGACATGATTGGTAGTGACCATCAAAATACGCCCAGGTGTCTCTAATATACCATCCAACAAATTCAAAATAAAAGACAACGTAAGTTGTTCTCCGTCTACATATGGATTATCGTCTTTTTTAAAGGGTTTAATATCTTTATTGGTTTCTATATCTGAAATAATATGATTTTCAAATAATAAACCTTGTGGAAAATCATAATGGAAGTTGTCCAAAGAATCGACTTGCTTAGGTTCTTCTTTTTCCTCTTTCTTTTCTTCGCGTTCATAAATGATATCGGTCAAACAATCGATGTCTTCGATGACATAAATACGTTCATCCATAGATATATTGAAATGTTCGGTTTTTCCATCGTTTAATACATTTATTTTCTCATCAAAAAATAAATTTCTCAATTGTGTTTGGGTTGTATCTTTGTATAATTTAATATTAATCACATGCCGATTGGTATCATTCGCAATGGCTTTGATGAGCGATGTTTTTCCAGTTCCAGGTGGACCGTGTAATAAAATACCTAGTGTATATGGAATACCCTTTTTACAATACCATTCTTTTTTATTCATAAACATATCAATTCGTTCTTTGACTACATTCAAATGTGAACCAAATACATTTTTTAAGGATTTATTGGTATGAAATGGTGTCATCGTAAAGGTGACATTCTTAGGAGCTTTATCCAATTGAATGACCCCTTCTTGGTCCTTAGGTAAACATACATGTTTTTCATCGAAAAAATATTTTTGAATTCCCAGTTTGTTTTTTTGTTCATACAAATACGTTTTGGTTAATTTATCCACAAATTGTTTCATTTCTTTCAGGGACTTGGTATAAGAAATAAATTCAATGTTGTAGATTCCTTTTTCGTCTTCATCCATAGACGTATTTGTCACCATACATTGATAATGTTCATTTAAAATAAAGGTTTCGTCGTTCACTACTGAAAAATCGCTATAATATTTTAGGTTTTTAGAATTATTATGATTCACAATGTAATAGTTGATGGAATTGAATATAATATCATTTTGATTTTCTTTTTGAATGAATTTAATAGACGATTGAATCGTTTTTTCATTTTTTTCAAGAAACACATTTATATTGGATTTTTTTTTGTCATATGTTTTTTTAATATAATCTATTAAGGTGCTCTTTATTTGCGGTAAGTATTGTAATGCGTTCATAAAGATTAAAGAACCTAATACTTGATACATCGATACGTTGTCTTTCATAGATACCATCGTCAACAACTGATTGTTCATCATATGGTTCAACGTAGAATGATCCATTATAGTATGCTTATATTCAAATGTTTATATTTAAATGTTTCATATAAATATTTTTCATAGTATAGTATAATGAAAATAAGTCCAATATATTATGTTACGCTGAATAAATCCTTATTATATCAATTTGTTGGTCATTATTCTATTTTTCATTATGATAAACAAAGAGATCATTATAGATACGGTTCTAAAAAAAGATACAAACTAAAACAAGAATTGGGATATAATGATTTAGTACAAGACCATCATATTATTCCAAAAGAATTCAAGGAGCATGGATTGATACAAGACATAGAATTTGATGTGGGTTGTAGTAAAAATATTATGATGATACCTACACTATATGGAAATGAAAAATTAAACCTACCTAACAATACATTAACGCATTACAAAGGACATCGTTCATACAACGATTATGTAAAATATAATTTAGACGATTTATATGATTTTACTAATTTTGACGAATCTAAGTATCAATTCATGTTGTTTTTTTATTATTTACAATCCAAATTAGAATCCAAAAGCGAGTTACCATGGATATGAATATTTACATTTGTCTCTAGTATATTATTATAGTGGTTCCAAAGGCAACCATTCCCCCAACATAGCTTGTCCGTAATGATTCCAAATGATTTGTAGAACTATGATTTCCACGCCTTT